TGGGACGACCTGCCGTTTCCTCCAAAGAAGGCGCGGGGCGGGCAACCAAACAACCGGAACGCGAAGGGCAATACGGGCGGCGGGGCACCACCGCGAAACAACAATGCCCGGAAGCACGGCGGCTATGCAGCAGTTTTCTTTGACCAACTGACGGACAGTGAACTGCTTATCATGCAGAAAACGCCGAGGACGGCGGTAAAGGCACTGCATGAAGAACTGGGCTTGCTGAAAGTTCAAGAGAAAAGAATACTCGATCAGATCACGGCGCTGGAAACTGCCGACCCGGACGAACTGTATATCAGCACACTTATGGATATGCGGGCACCTGGCATGGTGGATGGACAGAAGCAGGACGGCGCAAGGCAGAACATCGGTATGTATTCCAAGGAAAGTGCATTCACCCGGAAGATGCACCTGCAAGAAGCGCTGAACAAAGTGCAGGGCAGGATCGCAACGATCATCGGAAAGATTCAGCAGGCAGAAGAAACGCAGACCCGCGTTGAACTGGAACGGGAACGGTTGGAACTGATGCGCTTGCGGGCGACCGGTGTCGTAAATGTACCGGACGATGAAGAAGGAGATGCGGACAATGACCCTTTACACGAGTAAGGTTGTAGCGCAATATCTCAATCTCAGCGAACGCCGGGTACGTCAACTCCGGGATGAAGGAACAATCCGGGAAAAGCGACCGGGGCTGTATGACCTTGTGGACACCATGGCGCGGTATATCAAGTACATCGGCGCAGGGAGCAAAGCAGACCTGAACGATGAACGGGCAAAGCTGACCAAGGCAAAACGGGAAGCGGCAGAAATGGAGAACCGAGTGCGGAAGGCTGAACTGCTGGAAGTGGGCGACGTGGAAAAAGCCTATTCCACCATGATGATG